AGAACGAAACTTTTGCTTGCCTTTTTTCTTACCGCTAGTCGATAGCCAGGGACCTACAATGTGCATTGTCATAAGAACTCCATTACGAATAATTATATTATAACACCTTTTTCAGTGCTTGTCAAATGCTCTGTATCGATATTCTTCGAACATTCTGCTATCGTGTTTTGGATCGTCCGGTAAATCACCAAAATCTAACCATTCATCCTTTGGTTCTGTATATTTTGGTTTACCCTTTAGAAAGGTTATGAGTCTTTCGAAGGGTTTACTGATTTTTTTGAGGGTATTACCTCCTTGACCTTAGGAGGCAATAAATCTGGCCATACTTCTCGTACAAAATCTTCTTTTAGTGATTTGTATTTTGTATCTAGCTTTCTATCCTTAGCTAGACATACTACTTCAGCCTCTGTCCAATGGATGCCTTCAAGCATTTGAATAAACAATTGCTCTTTACGCATTCTGGTCAAATTAACATTACTGTCTAGCCAGATATAGAAACGTCTAAACTCTGTAAACAAACTAGTTTCAGAATATCCATTAGGAATAGAAGTATCTTTCTTGAATGGCGGTTCACCTTCAGGAAGATTAAACTTTACTCGAGGATCGTAATTGATTTGTAGAATTCCTCTAAGGACTACGTGGTCATATGCTCGCAAAACATTTAATTTTGCTTCCTTAGATTTTGCCTTGTCCATTTCTTCTAGGACTTGGTGAATAGATGTTCTCATTTTAAAATTCCTCAATTACTTCTAGCATATTTTTCATTTTATGTTCAATGAAAAAGTTTAGCAATTTGCTTTTATCTTTTGCAGGTTTATCTACATAACTATTTATAATAGATTCCTTAATTTTTGCAGGAATGCTATCAAAGCTAACTAGCATTTTGTTACGATCATAGTTTCGCTTGAATTCTGCATCCTGCGGCATCTCATCAAAGTCCTTATACCAAACATCAATCTTCTTAGATGAGATAGGCTTCTGTCTAACGCCTTGCACAATACTATCATCAGCTGATAGAACATTAGGAACACCGTCTCCCTTGTCGCCCCGAATGATATGTTCAAAAACATATTTCTCAGGGCTGATATCTGGCTTGACAAACTTCTTTTGAATAGGAGAATACTGTTTTACATTCTCATACTTTTGAAGTTGGATAAAGTCATGATCACCTGACAAGATTAGAAAAGGCTTAGGCTCATTGAACAAAACATTGTTCGTGTCGTTTGTCTGTGACCATTCTGCCAATACTGCAATAACGTCATCTGCTTCTGCACCGTCGACGTTAATTACCTTATAAGGAAAGAATACATCAATCTCTGATCTAATAAGATTAAGAGCTTCGAAGATCTGTTTCCAATCAAGACCAGATTCTTCTCTTGCCTTTTTTCTGCCTGCCTTATAGTATTTGAACACTTCTCGGCGCCAATAGGATTGATTATCGCAAGCAATAACAAGCTCACCATACTGTTTTCCAAATTTTTGCTTGTAGCTGCGAATAGAATTTAAAATCATATGTCGCAATAGCGGAACTTGAACTTCAATGTCATTGCGGTTACCGATTTCCATCATTAGATTGGAAATCGCCGTTTGGTTAAAATCAATTACAATCATCGTACAATACCTGTTCCTGGGTCTGTTAGTGTTACTTTAATATCTGCTGAAATAATAGGTGAAGTTGTTACTGTTTGGTTGGTTGCTACATTTCCATAAGCATCGACATAAGCATCGCCTTGTTCTCTTTGATTTTCTAGTAATGTAACCCACGCACCAACCTTTTCTTTAACATTAGATTGTAATGTAATATCTAATACTTGTCCGCCGCAGCCTGTAAGTAAATTATACACGATTTGCGTCAATTGTCCTGTTACTGCACTACGTATAGATGCTTTATTAATAGATGATATGAAAGATGCGTTCAAACCAGAGATAGTTGTTTGGAATGTTGCTAATTCTGTTTGGTAGTCTGCATATCCTGTAGCATTAACAATCTTTTCTTTAATAGCATCTATATAATCTTTATTCTTTAATGAATCAAGTAAGGCTTTTAGATCAACATCCGGCACATCATTGTTAGGAGTACAAGCCGAGCCCAATAAATCCTGCAACGAACATCCTCCTGCCAAAGATGCTCCGGTTTGTTGTGTAGTTACACCTGACAATCTGTCAGTATTTTGTTTATACGTTACCAATTGAGCTCTGTTAGTTTCTAAAGCTGATTTTTCTGCAAGAAGTGTTGCATTACCAGGATCACTTACTAAAAGAGCATCTACTGCTATAATTCTGTTGTCAATTGCAAGTATTGCTGCGGCAAGAGAAGTACCGAGGGGGTTTTGATAAAATAATCCTCCAATGTTTTCCAATGTGCTTGAAAAGTCATTTGCTGCTACTTGTGCAGCATGGATTGTATTCGTTATTGTGTCAACTAGACTTTTAACTTCTGCTAAAGCATTAGGTATAATTGCAGAACCAGGAATCAATCCTGGTCTACCCTGATGTAACTCAGTATAAACCTGTTGGATTGGATTACCTCCAATCTGCGATAGAATAATCTTGATTAATTGACAATAGCTAAAACTTATTCCTGCCATATAGTTACCTTATAATTCTTAGAATGATTGTATCTATATTTATCCTACCATTGACAGCTTGTTCTTTTGCTTTGATATCATTAATAAATGATCTAAGCTTAACCTTACCTGCACCCATTAGATCCTTAATTTGCTCTTCGGGTTTGCGCAAAGTCTTTTGCTTGGATTTGTCCGGAGACCAATTCTGCAAAGAAGAACCTTTAACTGTCATACCTTTTGTAGACTCGGATACATAGACTGCTAATTTACGAGTCTTAGTATTGAAAAGCCATACTTGTTCTGCACCTACAATATCTGTAACCTTGGCAGATGTCAAGTTGTATTCATCATCTTTAGCTTTGAACTTAAGATTTTTAACTTGAACTGCAGGAGGCTTGTCTTTTGTGATACGAGGTTTACGATTTGCCTTTTTAAATTGTGAATATTTGTCACAATCATCTACAAACTGTTCAAACAGCTTAGCAATGTTCTTAAGCTTGCGCTTGTTGATGTTAGAATAACCTTCAATAACCTGAGAGTCCTTACTTTCAAGTACATCATTATATTCTTGAAGTTTTTTCTCTGCCCATACTTTAATGTCTGACATATAAGGAGCAGGAATTTGACGAGCTTTCAAATCGTTATATAGATTGAATTCAGTATCTTCTTTAATGTATGCGTCAATTGCACCTTCAACTTCGCCTAGATATTCAGATGTCTTTTGTTTCATTGCATCTTGAATATTGACAACAACCTTTTTAGGTTCTGTAATGACAGGCTCGTCTTCCTTAACTTCTTCTTTTCGTTTAACACGGATTAAACCATCGAGATAACTTTCAAACCGCTCTCGTTGATTTAAATCAATATTACCGCCTCGATTAATAATTCTAGCTACCCAACCAAAGGTAATATGAACATCTTTCTCATCAATTGTAGAAAAGATTTTATAGTCATCTTTGGATCGGTTCTTCTTTACAAAATCTAGATGGAACTTATAGGAATCAGTACGTTTCTTTTCAGAACTGTACCAATTGAACAGTCGCATAATGTCTGCAGTATAATTGCTTTCTTTTGGATCAAGATGATCGATGGAAGGTTCGCCTCCCATCAAGCCTGCTGCTGTATGCTGACGCTTAGTTGCCATCTACTTCTCCAAAGGAAAAATTAATTTGAGTGATACTATCGTACCTTACAGAACGCCATGCATTTTTATCAAGGTCAAATACTGCAATGACATCGTTGCTTTCTTTTTTAACTCGATCTGTTTTCTTTTCAATCTGAGGTAGCAAGTCTTCTATTAGGGTACATTTCATTTCCCTAATAGTACCATCTTTTTTGGTAAAAGTCAAATCTACTTCTTCAGTCTTGAGAAGTCCTGCTAGCCAGTCACGAAACTTTTGTCGATTCTTTTCGTCAGCTTGACTGTAGTATGTTGATTGCGAATTCATCTTGCACCGCCTTAAGTATTGTCTCTATACGATTGTCTACATGGTAATTATATAATACTTTTTGGTGTCTGTCAAGAATTCCTTGAATACCCCTTTCGTCAAAAAGGTTATTCGCTTTTTCCGTTATCGGCAAAGGATTTTGGACATCTTCATAGTCATAAAATAGGACGTGATCGTGTAAATCGACAACATCTTTATGATATTTGATAGATCTAGGTAAAATAGGTATACCACCAGTAATTAGAGCATCGAATACTCTAATAGGTGTATCATTTAATACAGGAACAATCCAATGTGCTTTGTGACTGCACCATTCGGTGAATCTATCCATCATATCTCGTCCATGATATGAACCATCTACAAGTTTTACATTTAGTAAATTTCTATTCAACAGTTTTAGTATTTTTTGTCTGTTAATAAACTGAGGATATTCAATATGTGTACCTAAAGGTTCATTTGTTCTTGTAGTATCAGTTATAACTTTTAAATTTTCTGTTAAAAATTCTTTTGTCCATTGGATTACACCTGAAGGAACAGGTCCTGCCATAATATTATTAAATCTTGACAATGCTTCTAGATTATCTCCATGAGTAGGAACGTATAAATCACTGCCCATTGCAAGAACACTTGATAATGATAACCAATGGTGATTGTCAAAGTCCCAGATAACAAAGATAGAACTGGGCGAATTCATATACAAATTAAAGTATTTGTTTAGATCACCGTTGACCATTACATTATTATTACTTAGTATAACAATAGAATTTTCAATAGTTGGACCTACGTCATCTACTCTAAAAAATTCAATATTAGCATTTTGAGGTTTTAACCTAACAGCATGGAAGATATGCTCAGTTAAGTAAACTTTACCAGAAAAATTCTTACTAAAGTTTTCTTTAAGTTGCCTATTTCTTGCATTTTTACCTAGAACAATATTATACAATAGATCAGACTGAGTAAATGCACTGATGCCACCAACCATTTGAGCAAGTTGGTTGCCCATATTAGCAGCATTGTTAATTTGCTCAACAGGATTTGGCGCCTGAGGCGCCGGCATACTATAAAAGACAGACATTATCGACCTCTGCCTTGTTTTTTCATTATTGCTTTATTTAAACTAGGAATATTTTTTGGTCTAGCAGTCTTAACCATTGCTTGCAATTCTGCAAGTGGTTTGGAATGTAGTTTTGGCTTACCAGATTTGGTAGTATTAGGATCACGGTCTTTATGATTACTCATTTCATCTCCTTAATAGATAAAAAATAATTTTATAATGAAATTTTTAAAAAGTCAATAGAATGGGGCACAAGGCCCCATTGTTTTTATGCTTTGCCTTCGACTTTTTCCTTCGTTCTTCCATATGCAGCAATACCGAGTACGGCGCCCATTGCGATATGGTAAAGTCCGGCACCTTGCAGTGTTAAAGGTTGCCATTGGCTTGTAACTTGTCCTGCACTTAATGCTTGTAGTAATGACCAAAGAATTGGAAATAATACAAAGTCTGCGGTACAAGTCATCATGTACACCCAACCCATCACAGGACGCCATTTTTTATTGATCCAATCAGAATTATCATTCTTAACTAGAACATCGGCACCTTCTTGCATTGCTCCGCCGGTGCTTTTTAGCATATCAGGATTACCAGATTGGTAACCTGCAGGAGGAACTGCGTTTTTATTAAATGGCGTAGGATTCTTTTTCTCTTCTTCAGCGTGATCGTCCCAAGATGGCATAATTTTCTCCTTATTGTTATTAGTATCAAGAGTTTTAATTATATAAGCACAGAGTATTTATATTAGGATACTGCTCCCCAAGTTGTACCGAAATTAATATAGTTGGCCACATATCCATTTAATGCAATACCTTTGCCACCAACGCCTCCTCCTTGGGTCGTTGTCCAATAATATCCATCTCCGCCTTTTGCGCCCCACCCGCCGCCGCCGCCGGCTCCATAACCTGCATAGCCTTGAGGCGACGCTAATCCAGCATTATTACTTGATC